TGTGGGCGATCTTATTAAATTTGATAAGACTCAATTTGAAGCCGCCCGCGAAGCGCTCGCTAATTTAATTTCCATTGAAGCACAGGAAATGAAAGAAGGCCATAACGAACTTGCATCTATTTCACATCTATTGGAAGCAGTAGCACATCTCTCAGCCTGGTATGCAGGCGAAGTTGCAGAGGGTGAAGTTGCAGAAGAAGCAGACATTGAACTATCTGCAAAAGAAGATAAAGAAAAAGAATACAAAACATCTAAGAAAAAGATGAAAAAAGAAGAAGAAGATATTGATGATGAAGATGAAGAAGATGAAGATGCTGAAAAAGAAGCAGATGCAGATGATAAAAAATGTGCTGATTGCGGTATGAAAATGAAAATGTGCAAGTGCATGAAGTCACCAGCCGCAGAAGATATGACACCAACTGCTGAAACTGGAGCAAACTTAGACACAGCAACAATTGTTCCTCCATCTGATGCACCTAAATCTGCTGAGGTTGGTGGATTAGAAGTTGCAGACACAGTTGCAGAAGAAACAGCAACAGAAGAAGCACCTGCTGAAGAAGCAAAAGAAGTTTCTGCTGATGAAAACTCCGCAGATAAGATAGAAGCCATAGTAGAAGAAGTGGTAGAAAAAGCAACAAAGGCTCTCAAATCAGAGATTGCAAACCTTGTGTCCGCAAAAGAGGCGGCTGAGGTAAGAGCAATGAATTTGGAAACTGAGTTGGCAACCGCTAAATCTTTGGCAATTGGCGGTGGACCAAAGCGCACTGCAAATCCAGTTGATGTGAAAGCAACATCTGATTTGCTAACTAAGGCCGCCGTTTATAGAGCGAAAGCACAAGCAACAACTGACCCAGTTCTTGCTAAGGGATATAAGCAACTTGCTGAAGAATTTTTAGGCAAGTATGACGAAACTCTTAATAAGTAACTAAATATCTCTGAAAGGATAACAATGGCACTGAACGCTCCAAAGGTCGCAGACCTTTTTAGTGATGCTAGTCCAAAGGAAGCCGCAGAACGCTTTGAAGAATTCTCTAGTGAATTAACTAAGAGTCTTTCAAGAGCAACTACTGTTCCTGGACAAGCACCAGCCGCAGATCCACTATCAGCAATGGAAGCACTTGTTTCTAACAAGTCACTTTCTGCTGAAGCATCTGCTGGATTGAATTCAGCATTAGCCGCGCAACGCGTAGCAATGCAAGACATTCAAAAAGAAATCACACTTACTACTCCGCTTAGCACATCTTTTGCGGCATTTGACTTAGAAGCACCTGCTAAGTTACTAACACCTCGCCCAACTCCACTACGCAACAGAATCCCACGCAAAAAAGGCGTTGGTACTTCTCACCGTGTAAAGAGAATCTTGGGTTACACAGGTACTGGTACTGGTGGACAAGGAAACATTTGGCCTGGTATTACTGAAACCACCCAAAATAACTTTGCACCTGGTGCGGCCAACCCTCTATATCTAGAGCGCGGTCCTCAGATCTCCTACACAGCAGATGATCTGATCTTGCCTTACAACTCATACTCACTATCTGATCAGGTATCTTTTGATGCTAATTTCTCAGGTCTTGGATATGAAGATCTACGCCAGTTGTCATCAACTTCTACTCTATACGCAACAATGCTTATGGAAGAACGCATGATGCTTATGGCACGCGGAACAGCGTCAGGGTACTCAGGTACTATTGCCGCTCCTACATTTACTAAAGCATCTCCTGCGGCTGTTACTGGCCAAACAGGATTTGCGGCTGGTGACGCTGGTACTTATTACATTGCAGTTACATCTGATGCTGGTATTTCAGGTAACGGCTTTGGTGAGTCCATTATCAGCGCAGTAGTTTCAGAAGCAGTTGCATCAGGTGATGTTCTAACTGTTACTGTTTCTACCGCAGTAGTAGGCGCACTTGGTTACAACATTTATGTAGGTATTACCAATGATGCAAACGCATTGAGATACCAAGGAACTCTAAAAGGAACTGGAACATTTACAATCCAGGGAGTTGGAACAACTGGCCTAACTGGTAACAACGCGGCCTACTCCACTTCAGGCGCACTATCTTCACGCGCCGCAACAAATACCTCTGCATACGCAACAGGTTATGACGGAATCCTTCCAACAGTTCTAGGTCCAAACACAGGTTACAACAACGCAATCAACAGCACATTCTCAACCTCTAATCCAGGCGCTGAGTTCCAAACTGTTTTTGCTAACTTGTACCAAAATGTTAAGGCTGATCCTGACATGGTTCTTATGAACGGAAATGATCGTAAGCAACTTTCTGATGCGATCAAGTCAGGCTCAACTGCTAACTACCGTTTGGTAATTAACCAACCAGGTGAGAGTGGAACTACATACGGTTCTATTGTTACTGGTTTGCAGAACGAAGTAACAGGAAAAGCAGTGGACATCATGGTTCACCCATGGTTGAACTCAGGCGTAGCCCCAGTTCTATCATTCACTTTGCCAATTCCTGATACACAAGTTTCTGATGTTTGGGCGAACTTCTTAGTACAGGATTACATGGGTATCCAATGGCCTGTAACTCAGTTCACTTATGACTTCTCAACTTACTTCCGTGGAACATTCTTCTGTACCGCTCCTGCATGGAACGGCGCAGTTTCAGGTATCGTTTCAGCGTAAGTTACAACTAAATAAAGAAAGGGTGTGTCCTCCGAAAAGGCGCACCCTTTCTCTTTAAAAGGAGGCAGGCATGTCTAGATTTGTAGCACCTGACAGGGGTGTAAAAGAAACTGTAATTGGTGGCAAAAGTTATTACACAGACCGCCAAGGAATTTATCATGTAGAAAACAAGGCGCATCAAAAAGCAATGAAGGCTGAAGGTTTTTTTGAGGCATCATTAAATCCAATTTCTGCTGAGGACCGCAAACGCGGATTTACTTGCGTAGAATGTGGCTTTGATGGTTGGTTTAGAAAATGTGGCCGTTGCGGACATGAAAGTTCTACGCCACAGCGAGATGGAGAATAACAAATGGCCGTAGGCATAACCCCCGATACCTTCAGAGAAAACGCATATATTTCTGTAACGGAATACAAGAACGCGCCTACATCTTTGCCTTTAAGCACCCTAGTTGTAAACGGTAATCAACAAGCACAAGATGCGGAATTAGCAAATGTAATTTTGCGTGCATCTTCATACATGAATGAATATTTAAATCAGAATTTAGTAGCAGATCAGTACACAGAAACACAAAGAATCAGATACTCAGCATCAAGCGGGTATTACGCATTGCACCCAAACAACTCACCAATTATTTCTTTATCTTCTTTTGAATATGGACAGAATCCCAATCAGTTATTTGCCATCTCAGATTGTTCTAAATGCTGGTTTGAGGGCCAACAAATCATTGTTCCTAGCCCGCTTATAGGCTTTAACATCAGTTCCCAAGGCCCATTGGCCTTTGGAGGGGTGTCACCTACGGGTTGGACCTTTACCAAGTACACCTATGTAGCAGGCTATGTAAACACCTTCCTAGCCTCAAATTCAGCCATTGGAGCAACCTCCATAGTGGTAGATAACCCAGTAGGCATTATCCCAGGACAAAAATACAGAATTATTGATACTTACAAGAATGAATGGGTCACAGTTAGCCCTAACTACACCTACGGAAACTCAACCGTGACTCTGACTAGCCCATTAGTTTTTGCACATGATGCTGATGCAGTGTTTAGCAATCTACCAAATGTTTTAAAAGAGGCTTGTGTATTAATTACATCTGCCTTTATCAAGATGCGTGGTACAGGATCTACAACTATGCAATATACAACTACTCCTGCTAGCAACACGCCTAACACAGAACGCTTTGGCAATGAGATTGCTTTGGCTTTGGATATGGTGAACAAGTACCGCAGGATTAGATAATGACTACTCTTACAGGTCGCAGTGCGGTCCGCGCTACATTGTCAGAATTTATAGCCAACCCACCTATTGAAAATGTAAATCAGGTATTTACTTCCTTTCCTAAGATTATTAACTATGAGGTAAATGCACAGGCTGGTCAGATGACCCGCAGTGCAGTAGTAGTTTTTATTGCTGATGAATATGAAAACCGTTTGGCTATTGGCGGCGCAACTAACGGTTGGAAGCGTATTGATTACACCGTAATTCTTCAGATCTTTTGCGTTTCATTTCATAGAGATAGCCTTTTGGTTATGTCTGATTTTGACAATGTTGTAGATAACATTAAAGAGCGCCTCAGATCAGATCATAACTTTGGCGATACTTCAGGCAATCTTGTATGGCAAGGCGCTGAACCAGTTATACAAGCCCGCTACGGTGAACCTAGCACTGAGAAAGATGGCCTTACGGAAATCTTTGCTGAGATACAATTCCCCGTAACACAGATGATCCAAGCATAAGGAGCATGATGAAATATAAGTACAATGGAACAGATGAACGCGTGTTCCCTAGTGTTGGGATCACTGTAAAACCTGGTGATGAATTTGAAGCACCTGAAGGATTTGTTGCAAAAGATGTAACGCCTGCTGGAGCAAAACCTGCGTTTACAAAAGAATCTGAAACAACAAAAGTGTCTGTAACAACAGACAAGAAATTAGGAGAGTAACCAAATGGCCGTGCAACAATCCGTTAGGTCGTACCTTGGTATTGCTAAAGAAGCAACCAAAGGTACTGCCGTAGCACCAACCGATTTTATCCCAGTATCTAAGGACTCATTAAAACCCGTAGATATTATTGACCCATTATTTGATCAAGGTTTGCGTGGATCAAATGTATTGAATTACAACTACATTCCAGGCCGTACCCGTTCAACAGTTGATTATGGTGGCGCAGTATTTGCTGACACCGTTGGATATGGAATTGCAGGATTACTTGGCTCAGTTGCAACATCAGGCGCATCTGCTCCATTTACCCACACAATTTCTTTATTCAACAGCCTTACTTCTAATGTTGATGTACAGCCAATCTCTTACACATTGACAGATTTCTACGCTGTTGATGTGCGCTCATATCCTGGTTGCCAATTCTCTGATTTTTCATTGAAATTTAACGCAGATGGCATGTTGGAATATGACAGCAAGGCAACAGGTTTTGCCTCTGAATTAGTTTCAGATCCAACTCCTACATTTTCAACAGTCCTTCCTACTCCAGTATGGCGCGGCACTGTTTCAATTGGTGGCTCTGCGGTAAGCACTGCAATGTCAGGAAACATTGACATGAAGCGCCCTGTAACTCCAATTTACGGTATCTCAAATACCCAAGATCCATACCAGGTATTTCTTGGACCATTAGAGGTAACTGGCAAAGTTACATTTGTTATGGAAGATGACAGCCAATTACTCAACTTCTTAAACAACAGCCAACCTGCAATTGTCCTTAACTGGGCTTATGGTGCAGGCGCGTCAGCAGTACAAATCCAAGCAACAATTACTAAGGGTGCATACACAGCCGCAGTGATTGAGCGCGGAGAGGATTTTGTACAGGTAACTATTGATCTAAATGGTCAATCAAATACTACTGATGCTGGTTCTTCAGGCGGTTTCTCACCTATTAAATGGGTGTTGCAGAACGCTAAACCATCAGGCACATACGCATAAATAAATCCTAGAGTAAGCGGTGCGGTTGTAGGGCGATTGCCTTCCCGCTCTCCCGCCCGCTTACTCCTTCAAGTATGATTGTAGGAAGGCTATTTAACCAGGAGGCATAATGTCAGAGGCAAAGAAAATCACACTACCATCAGGCGCAACCGTAACTTTGCGTGATGGAAATACGATCCGATACAAGGACCGTAAAATGCTGTACAAAACAGTTGATCAAGAAACAGATAGCGAACTAGGCAAAGCACTAGCCATGACTGAAACATTAATTCAGATGCTAGTTGTTGAGTGGAGTTTTGATCTACCAATACCAATGATTAAGAAAGACAGTTTAGAAGAATTATCCATTGCTGATTTTGATGCTCTAGTTGAAAAGACAAAGGAAATTCAGAAAGCGCTATTCCCTAGCCTTTCAGATACTCCTGAGAATGAGGCAAACCCAAAAGCGATTATCGCCAACTCCAACGGTTAAAATGGCTGTTAGAGGGTGGCGAGCGCCATGAGGCGTTTGACTTTCCTGATGAACAATGGAACTACTATTTCATGGCAGACAAGTTTGGTTGGACACCTGAACAGGTAGATAACCTTCCTGCTGGAACGGTAGATTGGTTGTTAGCAATAGCAACAGTTGTTGAACAGGTGAAGGCTGAAAGGTTAAAGGATTAATGGCTGGTGGCGCTTTTGTATTTAAGAATCTTGATGAAGTCCTAAAAGATTTTAAAGTCACGGGCCAAGCAATTGAGCAAGGCGTTCAAATTGGAATCATGCGGGCTGGTCTAGCCGTAGAACGCCAGGCTAAATTAAATTTTCAAGGCACAAGATCTTATGAGAAAAGAGTAAGTAAAAAGACTGGCAATGCCTGGTTGAGAATTACACCACCCCGCCATGTTGGTGGCAGTGGACCAAATACAGTCACTGGTAATTTAAAAAGATCCATACATACAACTACCCGTACAGGATTTGGAACTTATATTGCAGAGATCAGCGCATCTATGGTTTATGCCCGCGCTGTTGAGCAAGGCTTACGGCAGAATCCAAGTGTAAAATATCCATACTTAGAACCTGCCGCTCTAATGTTAATTAGAAACGGTACAGTTCAGCGTGTATTTGTAACTGCTATTAAAGAGAAATTGAGGGGATAAAGTGGCAACAATTGACCCCCTAGTAATTAAATTACAAGCAGATGTCAATGATTTGAAGGCTGGTCTAGCCCAGGCTACAAATGCAATTAAAGGTGTAGATGACAGTGTGAAAACTGCATCAACAGGCATGTCTAGTTTTATTACAAAGATCAAACAAGTAGGCGCAACCATGGGTGTTGCATTTGCTGGTACAGCAATAGTTAAGTTTGGTAAAGACACCATATTGGCGGCAAGCAATATGAATGAATCTTTATCTAAGATGAATGTAGTCTTTGGTGAAAACGCACAGGCTGTTGAAAAATGGGCAAATACATCTGCTGAGGCTATGGGTTTATCAAAACAAAAAACCATTGAAGCGGCTGGTACTTACGGAAACTTATTCCAAGCATTTGGTATTGGTCAAGATAGCGCTACAAAGATGTCCACTAGCCTTGTGCAATTGGCATCTGACATGGCCTCTTTCAACAACACATCTGTTGATGATGCGTTACTAGCATTACGCTCAGGTCTATCAGGTGAAACAGAACCATTAAAGAAATTTGGTATTGCTTTATCTGAGGTTAGATTAAAAGAAGAAGCGCTAAGTATGGGTCTGATCAAGACTACAAGCGGTGTATTACCTCCTGCAATCAAGGCACAAGCGGCTTTCTCATTGGCTATGAAAGACTCAGCATTAGCACAAGGTGACTTTGCAAGAACTGCTGATGGCACTGCAAACACTATGAAGATATTGCAAGCCAAAATGGAGAACGCTAAAGCCGCATTGGGTGCTGGATTACTACCTGTGTTTCAAGGTTTATTGTTAGTTTTAAAACCTATTATTAGTGGCTTAGAAAAGTTTGGTAATTTTCTTTCTAAAAATAAAGATGATGTAAAAGTATTTGTTATTGCCATAGCCACTTTTACCGCCACTTGGGGTGCTTACACCATTGCTGTTAATGCGGCCAAGATTGCACAAGCGGCATTTAACGCTGTATTAAAAGTTAATCCTATGGTGGCTATTGCTACCGCTATTGGTTTAGTAGCCGTAGGTTTAGTTAGATTATTTAAATCCAATGAAGCGTTTAGAAATGCTGTGATTGCTACTGGCAAAGCAGGCTTAATGGCGTTTGCATCTATTGTGCCTATGATCGGTAAAGTATTTGAAGGCATTATGAAAGTAGCAACAGGTCCATTGCGTGCCTTGTTGTCTGCTCTTTCACATCTTCCTGGTGTGGGTAAATACGCCAAGGCTGGCCTAGATGTTATGAACAAAGGGCTAAATGGCATATCTGATTTTGCTGACGGAGCGGCTAGAAAGGCTAAAGAACTAGCCTCTAATTTAGATAAATTAGGTAAAGAGGCTGACAAATCTGCCAAGAAAGTTGATACAGCAGTTAAAGGTACAACCACTGGCGGCGCAAGCAAAGGCGGCGGAATAAGCGCGGCTGATAAAAAGAAAATTGATGGGTATATGAAAGATGTAAAAGAAATTTATGCCCAAATGAATGAGGTAACTGCTGAGGCGGCTGAGAAAAAGGCTGAAGAATTAAAAGATTACCAAGACAAACAATTTGAATTACACAAGCGTTATGATGAACGCGTATTAGATATTACTAAGTCTTACAATAAAAAAATTGTAGAGATAGAAAAAGAAAAACAAGAAAGAATTACAGATCTGCAAAAAGTTGCCGCAGAAAAAAGATCTGATTTAGTCAAGTCTGCCGCAGAAAAAGAACGCTCTATTCTGCAACAATCTATTGACCGTTTACGCTCAGCCTTTGCATCTAAGACATCATTCAATTTAACTGAGGCTTTTGGAACAGGATCTACTGCTACTGGTTTAATTACTAAACTAAAAGAAAGTTTAACTGGCGCTAAAAAATTACAAGAAAACGCCGCAGATCTTGCTGGTAAAGGTTATAGCCAAGTATTTATTGAAGAAGTAGTTAAGAACGGTCCTGAGATTGGCAACAAAATTGCTGAGGCTCTCAAAGCCGCAGGCCCTGAAGCAACTAAAGAATTACAAGATCTTTGGAGCGCAGTAGATACAACATCAAGAACTGGATTAGATGCACTAGCGGCAACTATGAACGCTGGCGGAAAATTGGCCACTGATGAATTACGCACCGCTTATTCACAGGTGGCAATAGATCTCAAAAACTCTTTAGCGGAAGTAGATGCTGAATTATTACAAAGCATGGCAGAGGCTAATAAGGCTTACTCAGAAGCCATGACTGAAGCAAAGATAGTCAGAGATGAAGCACTTGCTGAAGCACAAAAAGATTTAACTGATGCTTTATTAAAGGCTCAGAAAGAATATGAAAAGGCGATTGATGAAATCAACAAGGCCACACAAAAGAAGTTAGATGATTTACAGGCTAAGTTAAGAGAAACTATGGCATTAATTGCGGCTATAAGCGCGGCACAAGCGGCGGCGGCATCTATGGCTAGTGCTACTGTTTCTCCTTATGTGACTAGCGGACCATTTAATGCAAACGGTGGCGTTGGCAATACTCCTTATGGTCCATCAAGTTCAGTAACAGTAAACAATCAATTTAATTCAACTACGCCACCTAATCCAAATACAGTGAGCCAAGCGGCAGTAAGTGGTATTAAATATGGAGCGGCAATTGTTCCTACATCTAATTTTACTTATGGCGCTGGCAATCCTAAATCTCCAGTTGTTGTAGCGCCTAAACCTTCATCTACATTTACCTACGGATCAGGCAATCCTCTATACGGAATGAAAACTAAATAATGACAGTCTTAACACAGGTATATTCCTTTTCATTTAATGGTTTAACTTTTGGAGGCGCTAATTCCCCCTATCAAATACTTAGCGTAGATGGCTTAGAAAGTCTGCCAGGTATCCGTAATCAAGATGATAACCGTGGATATGCAGATGGCATGTTTACAGGTAGAGATTTCTTGGCTGGCCGTAATGTAACTATTTTGTTTAACACTTTTGGAGAAGGCAATAACTCTGCTCAGACAAATTTAAACACAATTCAGTCCACTTTATTACCTCAACAGCAAGGCACTACTCCTTTATATTTTAAATTGCCTTCCCAGGTAGTACAAGAACAATTTATTGATGCCCGTGTGCGTCAATTTAATACAAGCATTGACCCTAATTACACCTATGGATACATTACAAGCCAAGTTCAATTCTTTTGCCCTGATCCAAATTATTACAACAATAACTTGCAGACAGCGACACTTGCCTATTTGCCGCCTACTGGCCGTACCTATAACCGCATTTACAACCTTGTTTATGATCCTTCTACTGCGGTTATTACTACTACCGTAAACAATGTAGGTTGGGCTACTACCTATCCAACTATCACTTTGGTTGGTCCAATCATTGATCCAATACTAGGAAATTTAACAACTGGTGATTCATTAGAATTTAACTGCACATTGACTGGTGCGGACACTCTTGTAGTAGATCTTTACAATAAACTAATCACACTTAATGGTAATCCTGCCCGTAATTTATTGGCATCAGGAACTTGGTTTGCCGCTCCCCCAGGTAACTCCATATTCACATTGACTGGTGATGCTGGAAGCACCGTGATTAACCAAACTCAGGCTACTATTACCTGGTATTCCGCTTACATTTAGGAGAGAAATGACATTACATACCCCACCAAGTTGGTTGCAAAACGGATCTCACCCTGCGGAAAATGACCGTCTAACTACACAAGCATTGTGGGCAACTACTGGAATTATTAATACTTCCTCTTTAGCGGTAACTGCAAATTCTCCTGTAAATATGTCTGTAAATGTGGCTAGTGGTTGGGCCGCTATTGTTGGTACTACTCAGCCAAACATGGGTACTTATGTTGCTTACAATGACGCAACCGTAAATTTACCAATTACTACCGCTAACCCTACACACCCACGCATTGATCTTGTGTGTATGACCGTAAATGATTCTTATTATTCAGGTGCTTTAGATAATGTTATTTTGCAAGTTGTTGCTGGAACTGCAATTGCATCTCCAGTACCACCTGCAACTCCTGCTAACTCAATTGCTTTAGCAGAGGTGACAGTACCTGCTGGCGCTCTTTCTATATCAAGCGGTGACATCTCAGATGAAAGAGTTGAAACAACAACTAATGTTCCAGTAACAGGTGACATAAGTGCAGTAGTAGCAGGCACAGGTTTGAGCGGCGGTGGCACAAGCGGCTCTGTAACTCTTTCAATTAATACATCAGTAACGGCTGACTTAACAACTGCGCAAACACTCACAAACAAATCACTAACATCACCAAGAATAAATCTTGGAATTACAACAGATACATCAACAGCCTTTACTCCTGCTATTGGAGATAACGGCAAACTTGTAACTTTAAGTAATGCTGGCGCAATAACTGTAACTATTCCTCCATTTAGTAGCGTGGCTTATCCAGTAGGCGCACAATTAAACTTTGTTCAATTAGGAGCAGGTCAAGTTACTTTTGCCCAAGGATCAGGTGTAACTATTGTTTCAACAGGAGCAACTGCCTCAGCCCCTGCATTACGCGCTCAATATTCTTCAGCAACTGCAATCTGCACATCTCAGGATAACTGGTTAATAGCAGGTGATATAAGTTGAGTAGATTAGCCTTAACCCCTACAAATGTACCTGCAAGCGCAACCGATATATCAACACCAACTCTGCGCCAAGGGGATCTTTATTACAACACTACAACAGGTTTGATGGTCTATGACGGTACTGCTTGGGTAGCGGTTAGCACATCAACTACAAATGAACTAGATGCTGGTGTATTTGATAGCATTGCCCCATATCAAGGCGGTTTCCCTAGCG